TATTAATTTTTCATATCTTACTGCTTTTATGCCATTTTCGCGCGTTGTTACTGCTTCAGGTAAAACTTCTTCTATTTCCTGTGCAATAATACCAACGTCGTGGCCAGAATGAAGTTCGTTTTCCTTCCAATCAAATTCAACACCATTAATTTTTTCTATTTTATCTAAGGAATTAGTAATATTAGAAATATTATCTTTTAATTTTATATCTGATGAGAAATATGCAACGATATCGCCTGTAGCTCTAATAAAGCCGGCTACATTTAAATTGCCATTTATATCTCCACCAGCACCGTTACCTAAGTTAAAATAACCGTTAGGGTTAATATACCCAACTTCAGAACCATCTGACATAAGAGTGCCAGCAGCATTAACTCTTAAAGATAATAATCTTTGAGAATTAGTTGCGTTTGATGAACCTACTACTAAAGAAGGTGCAAGACCGGTATTGCTTATAATTTTTAATCCCCCGTTTGTACCAGAACCAAATATTTGAGCTACGTGATCGGCGGGGTAAGCTGTAGGATTAACTTGGTTTTTTGAAATATAGGTACCATGAACACTACCGTCTAAAAAGTTAGAACTTGTTTTGATGACACAATCACCATTCATATCAACATCGAAGCGGCCATTCATACCCCCATCAGATACAGCAACGTCTCTTACAAGAATTCCCCCCGCAACGTGTAATGAAGTAAGTGCACCAGTTATAGTGGTTGCAGAGTTTCTTGATGTTTCACCAAAACCGTTACCAAAAGAACCTCTACAATACCTATCAAATATAACTCTTGTTTGGGGTAAATTATCATTTGAAAAATAAGCTGTATTAAAATTGGCAGCCTCTTGTCTTATAACCATGGCATCACGATTTGTACTGTTTATAACAGATAGTGAGGATGATGTTGTTACAAATGTTTCTAATACAGTAAAATCACCCAATGCAGTAAGATTACCTAACACCAAGCAATCATTATCTATCATTACACTGTTTGTAAATCTAGAAAAACCATCAACTAAGAATGATGGTTCGTATGCAGAACCACCGGGTTTTTGAAAATATGCAGTACCTGATGTTGTAAGTATGAAAGAGCTTGCCCCTGCAATAGATGGTACCCCGGGGTAAAAATAAATTCCACTTAGACCTAAAACACTTGATGTACCGGTAACATTACCAAAATCTCCTTGAGATCTAATTACAAAAACATCATTAGTAGGGCTATAAACTGCTAGTGCTCCGTTGTTAAGGCCTGTGGTATTAACATTAATACGATAATCTAAATCTAATTTTGCGCTATTTTGTTTTATATTGCCAAAATAAAACATTCCGTCTTGATTTAATTGATTAAAATTTGATTTTGAGGTGATAGCCCAATAAAGTGTATTAAAATTAACTACTATTCTTTGGTTATAAAACGGTTCATTAGTATCATAGTCAAAATAAAATGCTCTTCTCTTAACATTTACCCCCTCAGTGTACTTTCCGAATACACTTTCAGATATTCTGACTCGACCTGTGGGTGAAGTTGTTTTTTCTAAAACTAAATCTTCATATCTAGGCCCTACATCAAATTTACTACCCGCAGTTTCACCTAATGCGTATAATGTAGATTCGTTTGTATCGTAAAACAAATCTCCATACTGAAAATAACCTTGAGGTACCGAATTTATGACTGTATCCACATTAGGGTAGGCTCCATGATATAAGATACCTGAAACATTTCCGCCTCCACCTAAACCATCTCCAATAAACAACCTTTTTGAATCAATAGTATAACCAAGTTCACCTTCATCAAGACGAACTTTTTGACGCTCTGCTTCAGTTCCTCTACGTACTAGTATTTTTAATACTGTTGTATCAGTTATTTCAAATACGCCAGGCATATAATTATTTAAGGCGACTTAATCATCAAATAATAGATATTTGATGGGAATGGATCATTTACAATAAATAAAGATTTTGATGGAAGATTATTATATGTAGGGTTTGTACCGGCAATTGCTGAAAGACCGAATAATAAAGGTAAATTATCAACCTTAACCCCTGTAAAATCTAATCCTAAGCCAGTATTTTTTAATGAAGAAACTGAAACTGTAGAAGTATCAACATAAATTTTTTGCTGAGGATTAAATTTTATTGTTATATTATCAATATTTAAAGTTATTTGATTATTACCGGTAGAAGAAAGACCAAGATAAACTAAATCCTGTGTATTAACAAATCTTCTATCAATACTATTAGGAACGACACCGAATTTATAAGCAGAAGTTAGCGTGATAGATGTATTATCTGGTACTACCCCACAATTAATCCAATTTCCTGAGAGTGAAGATGGGTTAGAAGTTAATGCGTAAAGAGAATTTTGTACTGTATCATAAACAAAATCACCTATAAGAGAATCACCGAACAAGGTTCTATCGCCATAACCTAGAAATTTATTAGCAATATTTACACCGCCTAAGGTACCACCATCACCGACAAAAAAACGTTGCGTATCTGTTGTAAAACCGAGCTCACCTTCATCAAGAATTACTCTTCTTCTATCTGAGTCTGTTCCACGCCTTACTTTAATTTTTACTATACTAATATCTGCCATAAAATTATACCGCGCTTATTAAAATACCTTTTTTCCAGGTGTATGTTACACCGTTAATAGTAGCAACATAATCTATGCCTGTAGAACCGCCAGTTTTAAAGCCGCTAGCAGATAATGAACCGTTTAAAACAAAGTCTCCTTGAAAAGGAAACAAAGAAGATGCAATAGGGTCAGAACCACTATCGGGTATACCCGGGGTATTATTAGTGTGGTGATTAGCTCTATGATATTTGTTATGAAAACGTGCATTTCCAGCCATATATATGTATTTATAAACTATTCTAATTTTTAAACTAAAAAATTATGTTATAACCTTAGTTGCAGTAATAGGCGGCCACACATTTATTGTAGTATCTCTTAAAACACTAAGCATATGAACTTGTAGGTCATAAAATTTAGAAAAACTTCTATTTAAAATAGCATTACTGTACATTTCGTTAATACCTACAAGATAGTTCAGCCCATAATCAAATTCATCTTTTTGAACTTCATCATCTAGCAAGTATAACGTACCGAAAAATAGATTATTTCCAAAATTATCATATTTGCCTGCAAATCTTTTAGTTATTCTGTCTCTCATTGCAAGTATGTTGAGCAAAATTTTATAATTAGCTTTACTAAAAACCCAATCTTGAGAGTATTCATCAGGATTTACTTTAATTTCATCTATAGTATAAAAATCTAAATCATTATTTGTTAATATAGTAATATAATTTGACTTCTCTAGGAAAGATAAAAACATACCAGCATTATATCTATTACCGTAAACAATTAAATTATCCCTTTCATTATCGTATGAGTCAATAAAGCTAAAAACAAATTGTGTTGTAGTAATATTATTATATGAAAGTTGAAATTTACCTATATTAGTCTCGGGCTTACTTATGAATTTTTTATAAACATTTTTATTTGTTAACACATAAAATATATTTTTATCAATTTCTGAAAAACTAAAATCTACAATTTTTTCGTTTGTGCTAAAAAACGAAGACATTGAAAAGAAATTAGCTGTTGAGAGCGAAAGCTCGTTACTCAATGTAAATATTCCAATCTTATCTTCGAATCCAAAATAAAATTTTTCTGTATCCTGGTTTATTCTAAAACCAGTAACATTATTTTCAAAAAATAACTCTCTATTTCTATAAGTTTTCTTCCAATTTAAATTGCTATCATAAACTTTAATACAAAAATTACCTTTATCTAGGACATATAAATCATTTTTATAGATGTTTAAAAAGCAAGGGTTGTTAAATTTATCTATATCAAGATAAGTACCTGTGCCACCCATACTATCTACATATACAAGCTTTCTACCAATAATATTGTCTTCGGTTACTAAATTAGATATATCATACTGATAAATAGTATCATTGCGCTTGTCAGATACAAAAATATAATTTTTAGACCCATCGATAGCAATAGAATTTAATTCACCAAAAGTAAATAATGAATTTTCTGTAACAGAATTTGCAGATATGTATGGTCCAATAAGCGAACGATCATAATTACTTGTTAATGCGTATATATGTGTATTAGAAATAAAGAAACCAATATTGTTAAAAGTTCCTACCGGAGTTTTATCGGTAAAATTTCCCCCAACCAATTTATCAAGTTGTGGATATCCATAGGAAGAAAGCGGTTTACTATTAGAAGTAGAAGATTGATTTGTTGAAATCCATGCAAACGCGCCCGACAGTGCAAATAACGCAGTTGGTGAGCCGGATGCTATTTTTGAATAATCAAATGGTATATTGTTATCAGCTAATTTAGTTAAAGAATACAAATAAATTAAATTATTTTGTAATTTTTCATATGCTTCGTTTATAGTCCCGCTGTAAGAAAGTTCATTTATTGGTATCAATATGTCATTAAGCTTATAAGGCAGGGTAATTTCTCCACCAAGTGTTCTGTCATAAAAATAATTATATGATTTAGTTATTTCACTAGCTTGCATTTAAATCACTCCATATAATGTTTCTTAACTTAGTATATGAGGGTATAACATTATCTAAAATTTGTTTTATTTGCTGTTCAAGCTTAAATTTAAGGATACTGTCTGTAATACCGGTATTTTTTATTTCTAAGTCAAATATACCAGATTTAAAGCCCGGTATTTTGTTTTTAAAGACAAATTCAATTTCATCCAAAATATTTCTTCTACCAGATGGTATGTCATAAATCATTTCATAAAAATTTAATCCCTGCTTAGTATGTAAATTTATTTGACTGGTATCAAGTACATTATCATATAAATAAAGATTCTTTATTCTCATTTTATGAGCAAAGAAAGTATTTTTTTGTTTAAGTCTATTAGCAAGAGACCGATTATTAAAGGACGGAGTAGCGCCAACATAAAAAGGTTCTTTTAACAGATTATTAAAAATATAATTATTTTCAGGAATAAAAGTATTATTCACTAAATCACCATCTACATATAATGAAATAATACCTTTAAAAGTATCAACTCTTACTGCAAAATGATGATAACCCACATCAAATGCAGTTAAATTAAAAGGTAAATCCACTAATAGTGAGTCGTTGTAGTTGTAAACATTTCTAAGCTTTAATTTTGCATTAATATTATTTTTAAAGTATTTTTCCCTCACAAAATATCTTGCATAATCACCGCCGGTTGTATCTGAAATTAAATCTGATGATAAATTACTATTAACTGTTACTGTTTTTACAATATTACCGTCATAATTAACCTTATCAATTCTCATGTAATTATAATTTTCATTTGTACTCAATCTTGAATATAATAATAATTCTTGCCTATATTGATCACCTTCAAAGTAATTTATTAAATCTATATTTTTAAAACTACCTGATAAATCAAAAGTAATAGTAGATAAAAGAGTCTTATCATTTGATGTAGTAAGCTTAGAAAGCTTGTTACCACTATGTAATGCCCATATATATCCATCAAAATCAATATTAAAATCAATTAAATCATCAAATTTGTAAGCAGAAACCTGATCTTTGTTTATTGTATTATAGACAAAAATATAGTTTAACCAACTTAAATAGATATCATCTTTAAATCTTTTTGGCGTGTAGCCTTGTATGGGATATACTTGATCGTTATAAGCAATAATATTTAAAAACCCGGTATTATCAAAATCAATATTGTTAGCTTGATCGTACAGATAACCTGTATTATCATAACTTGAAATAGCACCTGTATCAGTATTAACTAAAAAGAAATCATATGAAGCTAACCCTGTAAGAACAAAACAAAAATTATTGTTTATTGGATATAACCCCCTTACATTACTAATATCATCTAAGATTAGTTTGTTTAAAGATACACCGTCAATATTAATTCTTACAACATCATCATTTTCAAGGATTACAAAATAATCTTCACATTGTTCATACCTTATAATGTTTTTAACATTTGAATTAAAATTCTTACTATCTACATAAGTTAAATCTGTATTAAAGATGTGAACAGCGGAGGGAGCTACTAATGTAATATATGGTGTTACATAATTTGTATTAAAAATACCGAAACCATCGTTTACATAATTACCTATAATTTGGTTCGCAAATGGTTTGTCCCAATGATTGGTATCTAAATAAAAGCTTAATGTAAACTTATTAAAGTAATCGGGGCTAGAAACCCTGCTAGATTTACCATATTCATCACCAAAAAAACTATATTCATAACTCTCATCTTTTATTAAAACACCTGAAAGACCATCATAAGTAATATTTGTATATAGCGATAAATCTTTTTCATATAGATATAAATCTAAATTTTTTATTAAATTGTTGATTGTTTGTTTACCTAGATGATGATATGCATATAAAACACCTGGTTCGAGAGTACATCTGCTTGGAATATCTACAACTACTTGCTTTAAAAACGGCATTTCGTTCTGTAAACTCTGTACCTCTGAAAAATAATTATAAAACGGGTTGGGACCTGACGTAAATGCTGAAATATAGGTTGTTTGCTGAGGGAAATAATATCTATCTACCCATACCGGTCTTGTTTTTGTGGTAGGCCCTGCAGATAGCCAAGAACAAAGATATCTTCCATTTTGTTCATCAGTAGTATCACCAAAAGAAGAGTTATACTTATAATCAGCCTCTTTCTTAAATAACTTATCTGATCTAAGAGGGTGGTCGCCTGCAATTGCGCCGCTTTCTACTAACCCAGAATCGTTTATATTAAGCTTTTGGTAAGGAAATAAATCTTGAGGGGCGTGAAAATATGAAAGTTTATCGGGTTGAAATTTTCTTTCGCTAGTAAACGTTTCATAGGAAAGATTTATATTATCATTTCCTCCAATTTGATTGGTACCGGTGAATATTTTTCTATATTGTCTTTGTTGTATTTCAGGCTCTTTGACTGCAAATGGGTTATTTCGTGATTGAAAATTGCTTGGTGTAGATGTATTTTTTAATGTTAGTAAGTTTATTGGTAAATTTTTATCTGAAAGATTATAATATTCAGTATTAATTAAAAAATTATTATCAAGACTTGCATATGAGGGACAAAATTCGTTGAATGGGGCAGGGCGATCGTCTATATTAAGATTATTAGATTTAAAGTTTTTACTATATAAAGCGTAAATGCTGTTTACGGTTGGTGAGTTTTGCGGTTCAAATCTTGATCTACACCTATAAATTTGATCGTTTAGAAACCCAAAATCATCTGATGTTTCAGGAAGAAATAGTGTTATATCTTTTGTTACTTCGTATGTATAAATTATATAAGCTATATCATTTATAAGTTTATATATAACAATAAAATCGTTTTTTCTATCATACAGATAATAAAAAGATTGTGTTGAGTTGGGATCAAACGGATTTTGCCCGTTATCTAAACAGAAAAAAGTATTACCGGTAGCATTTAAATAATTTATCGTTAGATAACGGGTATAGTTGCTATAGGAATGGCTAATTCTACAAATTTTCTCACTTAAAAATTCTATATCAAAGATATACTTATTATTAATATCGAATGGCGTTCCTGATGCTGCTACATACACAACGGTATCCCCGCCTTCTACATCGTTAGCTAGGGTCCAAAAATCAGTTTTAGTTGTTAATAGTTGATCTGCATCTGAAGCTAACCAGGTTGTAAATTTTTCTATTTTAGGATTTTCAAGAGATTTAAATTCTAAATTTTTACTTAAATTAACTCTATCAGTAAGATAAAAATTACTATATTTGTTTGATGCGGTGTCACGCGCATCTTTTAAAAAGTTATTAAGTAAAATATCTAAATTTTGTTCGTTTTCAAAATTATCCTTAACTACTTTTGCAGTACTATCCAATTCATAATTAAGTCTAATAGAGGGAAAAGACTCTTTATTTAAAGGTTTAATTTCCATTAAGATTATTTATTAGGACTCTTTTCTTATGAACCGCTAAATTTTACCAGGTTATTTAAGATATACTCAGGATTAGAAGCTTCAAATATACTAATAGCTGATTTATCAGATAGCGATACAAATTTAGTATCAAGCAAACTAAAGTCGTCAAAATCAAATATAGAATCTTGTACTATATCGATCAAGAAATAGAAATTATTTGTTACTAGATTGCCATTTAATACTCTTAAATGTGCAGTGTATGTAGTTGTAAAGGTTGTATCACTAGGCTCGTAAGTATGTTGAACTATAACCCATTTTGGGTCGCCGAATCCTAAACCATTTACATACGAATCTATCTGTAGTTTAGAATAATCTATAAGAATAGCTCTGTTGTTTTCATAGCTGGCGCCATCACCAAAATCATAATTTATTCTTAAAATAGGAAAAAATCTAATGTCTAAACCGGTACCAGAAAAATTTAATGTAGTTCTACCTTTATATTTCCCTACATATTGTATTGACGTTGTATCCTGAAAAGCATATCCCCAAGGAAAAAACAAACCATCGTCAGCCGTAACAAGAGGTAGAGAGGTATACGTAAAGAAATTGCCATCAGCTGTATTTGGATACGCTATACTAGTTCCTGACAATACATCAGAAAACCAGTAATGATTATACATTACTATATCACCAGGGTCTTGAATAGAAGTAAGATATACAGTTGTTGTATTTACGTCACTCACTATTAGTATTTATTACTAACTATTTTATTAGACTAATTTTCTCGCCTTTCGCCCGCTTTATAGTGTGCAAATCTATGATGATGTATAGGCGAAAGAAGTAATACCGCACCATTTAATTGACCTGCTTTAGTTAATTGATAAAAATGCGACATCCATGTTTGTTCGTAAGGGTGCTTCCATTTTGTAGTTAAAAACATTTTTTTATTACCTTCACGTGATACAACTTGAGGCCAGTTACAATAATATACCTCACCATCAGCGTAACTGATACCATCAACTGATTTTATATTCTTAAAAACTGTGCTTGGTGCATTAGGGTCTAATCCTTGTACAGGTAATTTAGTTTTTTCCGGAAAAAATCTTTCTCTTAAATGCTGCGGTACATTATACCATGCCCATTGTGTTTTATTATCACCAAAAAATTCAGTAAAGGATAGTTTTAAGAAATCATACTTCTCTTTATTCATAATTTTTAATAATTTAAAAAATAAATTATCTGTTTTACGTAAAAATCCGTTATTACAGGCTATATCATTACCGTTGTATAGATTCATGTCGTCTTCGAAAAATAAGTAATACTTACTTTGTGTACTGTTTTCAAAATGCTCTGCTACAAACTGTCTGCCTCCACAAATGCCAATATTATTTTGTTTAATATGCTCGAAGTTAAATTTTTTACATAATTCGGTATATTTTGGCAGGGTGGCCGGGTCCGTACTATTATCTAAAAGATAATTTTTAGTTTCTTTAAAAAACCCAGGTTGATTTTGATAACTTTCAATTAATTTTTCAAACTGTTCTGGCGAATTAAACGTGATTACATATGAACAAGTACCATTATAATTAGAAATTACATTTATTTTTTCTTCAACATTTAAATTCTTTATATCTTCAAAAAATTTACCTATTAAACCGTTACCATTTATCATATGCAAATGATATAATTGAGGCTTAAGATAAGATATTATCGTAAAAATGCTTTCTTCGGTTCCCATAAACCCCTTATTAATTGAGTCATGTAAGATAGAATAATAATGTGCATTTATTTCACTAATATGTTTACTATGACCACCAAAAAACCCGCCCCTACAGACATACTCAACATTTTTTGTCTGTGAATATTCGTTCATTTTCGATCGTTCAAAACCATGTATCTCGCCTCCAGTTTCGTAAGGAAAGGCTATAAACAAAAATTTATCTGTAATATTTGGTAACTTGTCAATTACTTTATCTTTATTAAAGTAGCCACTATGAACTGTATTTGTTATACCACCATCTATCCAGTAAAAATATTCTGTATTAAAGGGGTTTCTTATTTTTTCATCATGCAACATAAACATCTTTGACATTACCATGGGGTTATAGAGATCGAGTGTTGCTTGTGTACTCTGTCTTAACCACCCGGCTTGAGATAGCCACGTTTCATTTTTTCTTATAGTATTAACTTGATTATAGAATGGAAATTTGGTTTTAAATTCATCTATTTCCTTAATTCTTATTACAGTATTATGCGTAGATCTAATTTCGGATATCAAATTTTTATACTTGCTCTCAACATATACAACTAGATTATAGTCTTTAAATGCGCTAAGCAATTCTGTAAATTTTAATATATAATGTGAAAAGGGTCTCTTAAAACCTTCACCAGCGCCTTCCCTTCCTAGATCAAATATACCAGTTACAATTGTAATATTATTTTTTTGTAACATATTTTTAAAGTAATTCTTTTATTCTGCATGCCCAGACAACATTCTGGAATTTATCTTGCATAAAAGGTTTTAAATTATACACTTCACAACATTTTAGTATTTTATCTTCCGTAACTTCACACCAATTCCATATTTTATCCTTAAATGTGCTTTCAAAAATTTGCTTATTTTCAATATAATCATGTGCTAATATTATATCACCGGGTTTTATATGCTCAGCTAAACAATTAAATTCTGCAATTTTATTACCACCGTCACAGAAAATTATTGTAGGGCCGGGTTGCTGTATAAAATCTTTAGTTCTATCACATATTAATTTAAAAACTGTACCACCTTTTAAATATTCAAATATATTTTCTATTTTAATTTCTAAATTACTAATTGAATTGAGTTTATTAATATCGTTAAATTTAACTATTTTATCAAAACTTACTAACTTACTTTCATTTAATCCTATTTTATCTAATGTATCGCGCAGAAGTAGTGTAAGCCCCGCGTATGATGTGCCTATTTCAATTACTCTTGCAGGTTTTACTGTATTAAATAGTTCACATAGAACAGGTTCAATATTTTTATGTTGTTGAACTATCCTATTTTTGTAAATGTAGCTACCTAACCCCATATTAATTGTAAAATACTTTATGAAAAGATTTTATTTTTTCCAGTTGCTTCTGATTGAACCATTTAGTGTTTTCATGGTACCAAGTATCAAAAGTATCGAATATATACTCATCAGTATTATGCAAAAAATCATCCTCCATAACTGCTTCTTCAAAATATAAAGTCTTGTTATTAAGATATTGCTCTATAATTAATTCATATCTTTTAATTGTTTTCTCTAGACTAGTAGATAAACCACCAAAAAACCCACCTATAGGGTGAAGATTATAATTTTTTAACGATTTAAGTGAGGGCGGACCTGTGGGGCCAGTAAAACCTTTATTTCTATCACCGGTAATGATAAATGTTTTGTCATTTATTCGTTTAATAAGATTTTCTAAATATGTTTGGTTTATAATATTAGTTAAATTTTTATATGTGCTGCATGGAAATAGAATATGATCAATAAGACCTGCATCTATCCAAAAAACGTAGTTATTTGCTTCGAGCTCTTTATTTAAAAGCCAAAACTTTAACCATTGTACATGAATACATCTATCAATATTATGTTTTATGTTCTGAGCTTGTTTAATTTCAATAATTTTTGAATGATGCACAAATTGATCTAATTCAAAAACTTTTACTGTAAACAGATTTGCTTGTTCAACGGTACAGTTTTTATTAATATATGCTTGTATATCACTGCTTAGTTTACTACTTGTATATACAATCTTTTGAAAATTGTTATTTTTTAATTGTATGATACCGTTAAAATATCTAGTACGCCACGCAGGTGGTCTACCACCGTATTCTGTGTTAAAAAGACCCAAATAAATCGCAGTAACTAGTTTATTCATACTTTGATTTAAGTATGTTATAAAATTGTATATCTTTAGCGTTCCAATCTAAGAGTAAATCAACAATTTTTTGTGGTACACTTCTATTTTTCTTGTTAGGAACATGATTTCTAGACATATCGATAGGTGTATCTAATTTATTAAAACTTTTCTGTATACCCTCATTAAAACTATCGTATAAAGAATATTGTATTTTTGTAGCGTTTTCGATAGCTAAATCTAAATTTACATCTTCTCTATAAACCGCTAAATCTTGCCCCTCAAAAACTCTTACTTGACAGTTCTTAAAATTCATATTTTCGTGGGGCAATAGTCCTTGTATTCTTCTATTATTTGTCAATATTAAATATATCTCTTCCCAATATTCACTGCTGTTTTTGGGAGGTAATTTAAATGCACCAAATTTAGTAAACCCATTAGGAAAAACTGTTGTGTATTGTAATATATTTGAAATAGTTCTTTCTATTGGTTCTCTTATAACTGTTACATAATTGAAATTATAGTTAGGAAAAATTCTGTCCCACCCGTATACAGTATGACCGAATAATAATTTGCTTTGTTTAAAATGTATACTAGCTTCAAATTCCAATTGTAATTTCTTATTACTAAACAAAGATTCAATTAAGCAGTGATTTCCGTTTTTTCTTTGAGTAGAAAGGTCATCTTTTATGAATCTCGAATCATCTACTCCGAAAAAACTTAAAAAATAATTACGTCTTAAATTCTTTGTTTGATTATAAAAATAATACTCCATCGCCGCACCACCAGTTTTAGGTATATGCAGATAAACTATTTTATTTTTCTCTTCCTCTTGCATACTAGCTCACAGTTTTGTGACCAATGTTACCGGTAATCGTTTGACACCAACCTTTACTCTTACTGTGTGGCCACACCAACCAGCTAGCAGGTAGCTCTTCTGCGTTAAATTCTCGCCATACTTTACAATATTTGTCGGGATCTTTAAGCATACGATCGATCTCATCTTTATCTGCGTCCTTACGAAATACATCTTTACCGCTCTTATCTTTAAAAGCAACACACCAAAAATCATAATCCTTTTCCGGTACCTGGTCATATCTTACATCGATACAGTGTTTAAATATTTTTAAAAATGAAGCTTCAAATTCCTTTTCATTTTTGAAGGGGTATGGGTTTGGTGCTAGATTATTATCAATAGTATAACGCTGTACTGCTCTCTTTTTAAAGCATATACCAGCGTATTTTTCATAATCTCTAACCGTTCTTACTTTACCGAAATCATACACACCAAAATCAATATCTTTCTTTTCACCATCCATCTCAAACAATTTTCTATTTCTAAGATGGCATGCCTCATTGCGCTGAACCCATATCTTATCATCATCCCATTGTTTGATTCTACCTTTTCGAGTATATTCATGCCATATAACTACTCTATGGGGATGAAATAAATCATAGCCATGTGTAAACGCTCTTACAGCTATGCTAATTTCTTCACCGTGAAAATAATAGTTAGGGTCATGAGGTACTTCTTTACAGAATTGACCTAATGTGAAGCAAAAATGTGCAGAGTAAAATCTGGAGGGTATTGGCTCGTTGAGATCTTTAAAGTTATCAATAGAGGCAGGTAAAAAAAATACTGCACCTTCTGGAATAAATCTATCAAAATTCATTTTCCAAGGAACATGTATTCTTGCGCCTGGATCATTATCTGGATCAAAACTCGGTATATACCCTGTTAATAATGGTTTCTTATGACCTTTTTTTATTAATTGCTCCATCATCTTTATTAACATCTCGTCCCAATTTTTTACAAAGCGGTGATGGCTATCTAATTGTAGGGTGTATTTTTCTCCCCTATAATGTTGTTGAACAGCATGCCGGGCCCAACACACACCTTTGCTTTTATTGTACGGAACATCTAAAATAGTAAATCTGGTATCATCTATAAACTCACCTAAGGATTCTTTTTCATCATGTTGCCAGCATATACCAAATCTTAAGTTTTCTGGATACTTGGCATTTGCAAGACAATCTCTAAGAGTTGGTAATAGCTGTGGGTCTCTGTATGATGCTATTTGAATATATATAGTATTTTTATTTTTAGCCACAAATTATTTTAATATACTTTTCGATATTATCAATATTTAATTTACCAGCAAACCGCTTACACCTTGATATGGTGATTTACCGTAAATAGAAATACCAGAACCGCCTGAATCGAAATTTTGTAAATGTGTTCGTAAATTTAACCCTGCTATATTATCAAAATCGCTTGAAAGGGTGGCGTCAACAGTGTAGTTTGCAACTCTATTAACTAAGAGAGTTTGAGGAATATTGCGGTTAAATGTTTCTATTCCGGGAATTATTATATTTCCATCAACTCTACCAAAACTATAATTTGTACCATTACTTGTTAATTGCACAATTCGTGTCATGTTAAAGTCATTCTTTATAAAAAAGAAATTGCCCGCTAAATAAATCTTATTTGGATTTATATCGAGATCAATACTATTAAATGACATGCTTGACGAAAGGAATATACTATTATTAGTATCACTATATAGCTTTCTCCAATTGGTACTGCTGTTAATATCGAAAAAAGCTATTTTACTATCAAATAAACCACCAACAATATAATTATCACCAGACATTGTTACACAATATCCGTGACCACTTGCTCCTGTTAATCCTGTTCCAATTGCCAATAAACTATCTGTTGTAAAAGTACTGTTATATTTTGCAACCCCTGACCGTCTCCAATCACCGTTTAATCCACTAAAAGAACCAACATAAATTAAATTTCCTCTATTATCATTATACAATTGATAGCATTGAGGGTTGGCTCCCCAAAATCTACTTGATGAGAGTGATGGTCTAACAAAATCCCATCTAGTACCTGTATAATAAAGAAGTGTACCGGATAGATGTGAACCTGCTGTAAATAACATTTTAGAGCTTGCATTTAACGGGCTATCTAAAACTTCTAATGCTTGAAGTTGTCCGGTAGAATTATTTATAATGTTCTCAGAATCAGGAATAGCTACCCATCTGTTTAAATCATTATTATAATATGTAATATTTTTTGCATAATCACCGGAAAACGAGGGTGTAAAACAACCCGAACCAGGGAAGCCTTGTGTACCTATAAAATTATATAGTTTACCCCAATCATAAACTCTAATATTTGTTAAAGGAGGTAGAGTAGTATCAAATGGCCAAGTATTTGAAAGTTGATAAAATAAGCTTCTATCAATATGTGTTGTAGTTTGAAACCCCGTTATCTCAGTATTAACTAAATTAAACCTACCTGCTGCTACTAAATTGTTACCGCAAAGTGCTAAATTAAAGACTCCATCGTATACAGTACTGTCACTATCTGCTACTACTTGTTTACGAGTTCCAATATTTTTTAAAGATTTTATAATGTTTTGGGTTGGATCATCATCAAAATAACCAATATTTATAAAATTTAAATTATATGAAGATATCGGATATACATAATCAAATTTCCAAGGTACATTTGTATAATTAAAAATAAAGCTTCCACCAAAAAATAATCTATTTCCAGAATATGCAATTGTATATATAAATTGTCGGTTTGTGTTGCCGCCAGAAAGGCGGGAATCTACACCTTCCCAGCTTTCGGTTACATCACTTAAGTATACTGGGTTATAATTCATAAAATTATTTATACATCAAAACCAAACCCAACTATAATACCGTCTTGTAGAGGTACGCCTGATGGAGGTGTTTGAGTAGGTGTTTGTGTTATAGTTGGTGTTGGTGTTTCTGTAGGTGTTTGCGAAACTGGTGGTGTTTCTGTTGGTGTTGGTGTGATAGGCGGTGTTTCGGTAGGTGTAATAGAAGGTGTTGGTGTTTGTGTAACCTGTGCGGTAGGTGTTTGGGTAGGAGTAATTGTATTTGTAGGTGTGAATGTAGGTGTAACAGTCTGAGTAGGTGTAACAGTTGGGGTTGCTGTTGGTGTTTGTGAAGAAGTCGGTGAAACGGTAGGTGTAACTGTTGCAGTAGATGTTTGAGTAGGTGTTGGTGTTTGAGTTACGGGCGCAGTTTGAGAAGGTGTTTGAGTAGGTGTCTGGGTAGGTGTCTCTGTAGCTGTGGGAGAAGCAGCAATTCCCGCTACATTAAAGTTTTTTATACCAAAATCTGTATTGTTTAATGAAGAGAAATTTAAACCTATTTTTATACTGTCATCTGTTAGGTTTGGCCCTAAATCAGGCGCCCCGAAATTTATTGCATTTAAATAATTTTCTGAATTATAAGGTTTAATTTTTACTTCTATAGTTCTACCTAGGTCAGTTAATCTTATTTTTACTCTATTGCCTGTATTAGCGGTTAAAGAAGTAGCAAGACTATTATACAAAAGAATAGGTGTTGTATAAAAATTTGAAGATAAATTATCAGTCTGAACTAATTTGTTATAATTATTGATATAACTATCACGAATACTTATAGAATTAGGGTTGGAAGAAGAAAGATTGCCTATAGCTGAATCAAGTGGGCTAAAAGTAAGAAATGTTTTACCAAAATTACCTGTAAAATCAAACCCTACCGCTAACAACCCACCATCTTTACCAGTATAGGTAGTTCCAGTTCTAGATCTTATAAAATCAGGGTAACCCCAGCTACCCGGCTTATCAGGGCCATCATTCCAATCCGAAACCCATATAGGGTAAGTTTTATTTTGATTACTATAATAAAATAAAGCACTTACACCAGGAGAAGTCACACCCCAAATTCTCCAACCCGCAGATCCTGGTACCGAGGGGTAATCTACCGGGTGGTATTCTACTTTAAAAGATGTGTTTGATTGATATGCAGTTTTAGAATTTATAATTTTAGATGCTGTGAGAGGTATAAGTGGTAGCGAATTAGACAATTTATATGTGTCAGTTAAATCAAAATTTAAATTATTAAAAACAAATGAGGATACTGGTAGATAACCTAACCCATAACCGGGTCCCCCACCAAGGGTTGATTTATTACCTTCATAAAAAAATAAACAAAAACCTTCTGAGGGAGTTTCGTTATAATATTCAGTAATATAATTATCATAAACATTAGTAATATAATCAAACGATACTACTATATCACCTTCCTTAGATAATTCATAAGCAGGTAAAAACGTAAATGATCTTGTTGCACTTAATTCCATAATATTAGATACCTGAAGGCGTTTGTGTTGGGGTTATAGTTGGGGTTGGAGTTAGAGTTGGTGTTTGGGTCACTGGATTGGAGGGGTCCGGGGTATTTGACGGGGTAACAGTCGGTAAAGGTACAGGTACCCCGGTAAGAGCAAAGCAAAATAAACAGTCTTCAGCTTGCCCGACCTCAGAAATTTTTGTATTAACAATACCCTCTGTTTCTGTAGCAACATAACAAGAGCCAAACATATTTACTGAGCCAGAAACTGAATTTACGTATATTTGATCGTAAGCCGCCATCTATTTATTTATTGTCGTATTAAAGAATGAAACTAGTATACTTTTTGTACCTGTGGGTATGGCGCTTTGCCAGAAGTATACCTTAATATATTGTCATTAGGTGTACGTGCCGATACAACATCATATATGCCGTATGGAGCACAGGCATATTGGTCAATAGGTGATGTACTTGCATACACCAATCCGATATTATTCATAAATGTAGAATTAGATGCAGAAAGTATGGCTCCCTTTATGTAGGAAGAGTCGTCATTATTTTGATTTACAAATACTAATGCATAATTTGTGTTAGTAGTATTTTGATAAAATACTGTAAACGTACTTGTTTCTGATAGCATAGTTGTATACTTACCAGTAATTACATATGTACCGTTGGCTGCTGTAGTATTCGCACCAGATACAGTTAATATTTGCGCATAACTACATGAACCTGTCCATTGAGTTAATGTTGGTGTTGGTGAAGGCGAAGGTGTTGGTAGTGTAGGTGTAGGAGGTGGTGTAGATTGTGGTGTTGGTGTTACAGCTGCAGGCGCAAATATAATACCACTATCACAATTAATAAATTGTTTTGCAACTGGTGATGGCGCAGCCGATGTAGCAAACCACAATATACCGCAATCCGTATATACTTGATATGAAGATGGTGCATTAGTTAATGTAACACCGCCTGCGGTTGAGGCTGGTATGTAATATGTAAAGTTAATATCTTTTATAAAGAATTCAGGCTTATAAGCGATATGTCTTAAGAAATTTATGTTTGAATTTTTTATATTAAATTCATGGAATACGTTTACAAAAACATTATTGCTGTTTTTAGCAAAATAATTAATTAAGAACGTTTGAGTATCTTCATTATATGAAAGTATTGGCTTATCAATTCTCTCTATATTTGTATCTACATCAAGATGAGTAAAGACTGATAAATTTTGATATGTAGTTTCAAAATTGGGATACAATTTAACTAAATCAGGTGATGCAATATCAATTTTATAAATTTCGGGATAAATTATTTTTGTGTTTGTACAACTTAAATCTGAGAATAAAACTGTTCTAACTAAATATACTTGGCTACTTTTTTCATTAAAAAAGATAGTGCTGGTCTTTTCTAAATTTTTATTTGAACTGTAAATTGGTAAATAATTCTTAGAACTATCAAAAGGTTCAACATTGTTATTTTGATAATTATAATTTAATTTATCTATTATGAGATAATCTTTAGTTTCAACAAAAATAACATTATATATAATATCGAAATCTACTACCCCGCTCTTTATACTATCTGATATTATTGAAGGGTATTTTTCATATACAGAAGATAGAGCGTTTTGCACTGATTCAACTTTTGCAGTGTTTGCGTTCTTATAATAAAGAATACCTTCTGTTACATACCTACTATCGTAAATAGATTTACTTTTAGTTAAGTTTGTAGACAAACTTTTAACGGATGTTTTGTAATTTTCAGGTACTGCTAAATTAACAAACTGCGAAACATCATTATTATAGTTTAAAATTTCAGGCGATGGAAATTCTATTGTATTTGTAATGGCGCAAGGAGTTTTCCCACCAAGATTAAATCTAAATGCATCTAATTCCGCAATAACTTGTGCTGAAGGTGCAAAAGTATATGAGAATGTAGCTCTATCAACGTTATTAGGTTTAGTAAAAGTGTTAGTTAAGCTACCTTCGAGTAGTTCGCTATAATACACAGGTATTGCTGTGTCCCACTGAGGGCTATCAGATGAAAAATCTAATCTTTGATTGCTTAAACTATCCAGGTAAGTCAAACAATCAAGCAATAAACAATAATTTACTTTAAAAATATCACAATACGTATCAATACAATCACCCTCGGGAGTATTTTCACAAAAATGACCGTTACCATAAGCTATTACAAGAATAGGTGCAGGTAGAGGTGAAAATGTAGGTGGTGGTGAATAAGGAAATGCAAAAGTATAGTTTATTAAAGGTGTTGATGATGCGGTTATAGCATTAATTCTTGTATAATAACCCGAACCTGGGGGTATTTGAGTTACTGTTCTTGTTGTAACACCAGATATATCTTTATCTGGGTTAGGTATTGTTAGATCTATATTAAACCCTTTGTCAAAATCATAAAAAAGATAACCATCAAGCAACAAACAAGGTTTAACTCTTAACGCTGTAAACTGATTTAAATTTAAGCCCTTTCTACCAGTACCATACAGCCCTGCTCTACCCCCGGTAAAATTAAAAAAATCTAATTCTTCTTGAGAAATAAAATCTCCTCTATTGGTTCCGTCTAGACCTACACCAACAGGATTTATTTCTTTATAAAGTCCATAGTTATTACCATATAAATCATTTCTATATTTTGTTAATGTCTTGTTAACGGCTAATAAATTAAATTGTCTTTCGTCTATAGGTAATTCATTATCTGTTACAGGAAATACATCAGAATTATCCCAAATAGATTTAGCTGAGCCTGTAAAAAACTCTGTACTATCGACATCACGCGACATACCTATCGGTTGATAACCTAGAGTTTCGCTTCTACTGTGATAAGCATAAAAATTTTTATATAACGGATTGCTTACAACATTTGCAAATAGGTATTGTGCAGTTCTATTATAATGCATCCACGAAACGTCTTCTTCATAAATTATTGGGGAATCAAAATCTGTAAGTGATAAGTTAGAAATATTACCCTGGTGATGTGGGTCAGGAAACACATATAGCTTATTTGGCGTTAGTATGTTTTTATCAACATCTATGCTATACTTAAAGTTATTAAAATGTAAGACACCTAATTTATCAGGTAAGAAAAACCCACCGATCTGTCTTATATTTTTTAAATTACTTTCATTCTGAAAAGATGCGGTGGAAGGAAATCTTTTGTTAAGCAAATTTGTCGATTTGTCTTGTGCTTTAAAAAGTACACCGGAAACTATATCATTTATAGTATTACCCGTACTCAAATAATAATAATCAGTACCTATAAATTTTTCAATTAATTCTTTTTCAAGATTTAAATTTAAATTATTTCTATTCTGATTGTTTATTTGATTTATAAAATCTCTATCTTTCAAGTATTGTAAATCATCAGCAAAAACTTGGTAATTAATAGAATAGCTAGTTTTAAAATCTGTAATATAAAATGGGTATGTAGTAATTGCATCCACTATTGTCGTATCAAAATCTGTAAACAACGTTGAGTTAAAATCGTTTAAATTTGAAGAATAAAAATTAGATGTTATAGCATTATTATAAGTTGCGGAATCATAGTTAGGGTTAAGATCAAAATACTGTGAATCATCAAATAGCTCTTTAACTTCTATGCTTAAATTATTTTTTATAGCTGATAAGCTAAATAAATTAGTTTGATTTGAAACTATTTCGACAGCTTGTAGAGTTTTGTATATTTCATTTTTTAGTAATGTAACTACTCCTGTTTGAGAACCTTTTAGTGCATTTTCATACTTTTTAAATGGTACATTTTGTCTGAGAAGTGAATAATAATTACATATTTCTTTTATTTTTTTCGTAAAAAAAGGAAGTACTGAATATAGATCTAAATCATTAGAATAGTTAGCATTAGAAACAAATCTTCTTTCTTCTAATGATGAAAAGTTAAGCAATACTTCCCTTAAAAACGTAATAAAAGATAATCTTACAAAATCAGTACTATCTGTTTTATCTATTTTCTTATATTTGTACCATTCTAGCAAATACAATCTATATTGCTGCACAAGGTAAGCGCTATCAGTTTCAGTTGGGTTTGTTCTAACAATAAAATTTAAAAACGTTAAAGGCTCATTATAGTCAATAGCATTAAAAGTTTTGCCGGTTATAATGGATTCAGGTACAGTTATAAGAACTGTATTTTTTTCTAAAATATCAGACATGACGATATTATTTAATTATAAAATACGTTCGTTGCACTAGAGAAAAGGTTCAACCCATTAACTAATGTATAGGCTATATTTTGATCTATTACCCCATCATCGCCATAGAATAACCTGCTATTGCTAAGGCTAAAAGATAGATTAGTATTTTTATTGTCGAAATCTAATAAGTTGTTGTATATTTTTTGATCGGTTGTCTTGAGCCTATAAAAATCATAATACGCCGAAATATCGTTACCTGATATAGAAACAGGGCATACTAACCCCCAGCCCCAATAATAGTTAAACATGGAAAATGGTATTATTTCATGAGATGAATAGCCGTTAATAAGAGTTGTATTTACTGGTTTGTATACGTTGGAAAACTTTTCCCTCGCTACAAGTATCTCTGTTGCAGAGAATGTATCTGTAGAAACATTAATAAGTGTACCTAAATTTTCTAAGTTATCAAAGCTATAAGAAACTGAATTTTTGTTACCAAAAAGTTTATTTCTCTTTATACTTGCTAAATCCATAACTCTTTCAAGAGAGGGTGGGTAAGGGTATTGATAATTTTCATATATAACACCAAACATTTCACATTTTGATATTAACGATTCAACATTACATACATCAACATCTGCAATATTATCAGAAAAATTAGCAATTTTTTCGTACATCTTTTTTAACAAAGCTGTATTATAATTAGATTTATTATTACCAACTATTGTGCCTAAGAAATCATTAAAAAATACGTTTTTATCTTGTAATGCCTCAGAAAGCGCAAAACTCTTATACATTTCTTGACCATCAAAATCTTCATTTATCTTAAGCATTATATTATTACCTGAAGGCGCGTAAAGATTGAAAAACGGCGTTATACTAGACAACAATTTTAAGTTTGATGCATTTGAATAAAATTTATTAATCCATTTAAATCCTAAAAAATCACCATCAGCTTGATACTTGCTATCATAATAAGCTGAAATTGGATATGTAGCAAAATTGTTAGGTGCAGACCTAAAGTTAATACTTTCTAAAGAAGAGATTAAAAATTGTGATGTAACGTTAGCAGGTACAAAGTATATTTTATTATCAAAATTATTTATGACTAATATTTGATTATTTGAATTGCACGACATTCCTTCAACACTTTGTATGTAAGATGTTACGTTGCTAAATGTTTCGTCAATATTATAAGTAGTTACAGTATAATCTAAAGAGTTAAGTTTTGAAATTAAATCTGTACCGTGTTGCACCCAACAATTCTGGCTGCCATCAACAGTTATATCACCGGGTAAATAAAAATTATTAAAAGTTGTTAAAATATTGAAATTGGTATCAAGTAAGAATATTTTATCATTTCTATTAACTAATTTAGATGCAGAAGTGCTTCCGGTATTACTATATGATGTTGCCCAAATTTTATTATTTCTATCAATTATTATTTTTTGGAAATAATAATTGTTTTGCGAAAAATTATCTAAAACATTAAGATCATTATCAAGCTTTACAATTCGTGAACAAAGCGGATGGCTTAATACGACATATACATAATTGTGTTTATCTATATCTACATAAGAAGGCAATATTACATTTTCACCAACATAACCTTTATATGAAATATAATCAGAAGAAGTTAGATATAGATTAGTGCCTAATCCTTTAAATTTTGTTACTTTATTTGTATTATTATCTATTTTAATAACTGAGCCACTATCAAATAAAGTAACAAACGCGTTATTATTGCTATCTATAGCAATACAGGACGGGGAAGCACTACCATCATCATTAAGAAAATTAGCTGTTGTGTTATCAAATAATGTTACAGATGATAATTTTATTGTATGCAAGTTTATACCTTTATAGTCGTATTTTAACAATGTATCGGTGTCGCTGTCTCCTGCCCAGAAGCAATAGTCATTAAGACTATTATTTGAAGATGTTATTTGTGAAATAGTAAAAATACTTCTATTTCCTACAGTATTAACAAAATCATAATTATTAATTACAGTATTACCAAAATTTTCTGAAAGATAAGATGCGGTAAAATACCTGGCTATATACTCACTGTAAGGTTGTGAATAAAGAATAAATGCTGTGTCTTGCTCGAAGTTAGGTATATCATTTAAAAATACAATAGCAGATAATCTTGCAGATAATAGAGATGTTGTAGTTTCAAAATAACCTCTATAAAAACCACCTGAATCAGATATTTCATCTTCGAAATTAGTTTTGTAAAAACTACAAGGTACTTGATTGTTGTTTTGATCTACTAAAACTATTTTAAAATAATAAGAAGTTGCAGGAAATGTATTTGTTGATGAGAGGTAGGGGTAGCTTTTAGTTGTAAAATTAGATTGGTCTTTGAGTTTTAATACAAAAGGTATTTTAGTAGATGAAAAACTAGTTTTAGGTATGTTAAATGCATTAATAATTTCACTACCTTCACCGTCTAGACCGTTGGTTGTAATTGTTGCAATTGCTGCAGGGTTGTACCTTGTTTTTATGATAGGCAAGCAGATAGGCGCATTATTTAGATAACTTAATTCTAAAGGATCGAGATTATTATATGCGTTTTCTGTCAATGATGTAAAATCGTAAAATTTACTAGTATCTAAATAAGCAAATAAAAATATTGGGTCTGCCTTTGAGATATTATTTTTATTACTATCGTCAGTATAGTAAAAGTCTGCTGTACCTGACGTACCTACTAAAAATGAATTTGTGTCGGTTTTATCGCATATTCTAACCACATTACCGTCTATCTTAGCATATATTTCCTTATTATCAGTAATAATTTCGTCAACTATAACGTCTTGTAATTTGCCGTTTACATTTTGTTTTTGTACAAACTTAAAAAATTTCTTTAGATGAGCCCATTTATCTTTATAATAATTATCAACATCATAATAATAAGTACCTGAGCCGCTAGAAAATAATTTAAATGTATACCCGGTTGCAGAAAGCATATTATAATTTTGCCAGCTATTTGTTCTGTTAATGGATAACTTATCAGATAATCTGCCTGCAGGTATATCAATTATAAAATGAGGTTCAGGACCAAAAACCCATTTATCTTCAATATAATTTTTTACATATACATTAGCAACAAAGCTATTTAAAAAGCTTTCTCCGTTTTGATTTATAAGATACAATTTAACAGAATATTGACCTGGCCATTTATATGAGTGTACCCCTGTTGGACTTACTTGATAAGTACCGTCACCAAAATCCCATCTAATTTTTGTATCAGAGTAATCATTAGTATCAGGTATATAGAAAGTATTAGTATAAGATGTTAATGGTGATATAAATGTAGATGTAGATAATAATTGTACAATAGAATAATTTGGAACAAAATAAAGAGGTGTTTGTTCTAGAGCAAATGTTGATAAGCTGGGTCTTCCGGCAAAATCATAAACATCAACATAAAGTTCATTTGTATTTATGTAGGGCATTTTTAATATTCAATTTTTGTATTTACTGTTGTTGTAGAAATTACTTCTATTTTGTTTATGAAGTCAAGAGGATTATTAAGAAAGGGGTATTTAAAATAGGGGAACTGATAATTTTGTGACACTATAATAGTATCAACATCATAGACAGGATTAAATACTACAAAATTTAACCCCGGTACAATAAACGTACCATTCTCATCAGTTCTCTCAACATAAAAATCTTCCACACCTGCAATATTAAAGAGCTGAGTTGTAAGATCATTTATATCAAATAATTTTCCTAAGCTGTTTTGAGTTGAATCAAATGCAGACTTTAATATATTGTAAGCTGTATTTTTAATAGTTTGATTGTCTACTTGGCTTAATACGTTTTTTGTAATAACAAGTTTTGATTGATTTGCTATTATTGGTGACAACACTTCACCGGGTCTGCGTATGCCAAAATCTACCGAAACATAAATTGGATCTATTACTAAAACTTCTGCAGTAAGTGTTTTGTAGTTTTGCAAGGTGTTTAGGATTAATTCTTTTTGAGCTGTGTTGAGATAATTTGTTCTTTGTGTTAAGGATGTAATTTTTTCAAGTCTAGGTACACCATATATGTATACGTTGTTAAAATCGCAAGTATCTGCAAATTTTACTTGATTGAATAAAACTCTAGAATCATTATTAGGCCTTTCTAAGCCTAGATCATAAAAATATCTAAAATGCCCATTCAGATAATCCCAATTGTTTACAGCTTTAGTTGAGCTTATAAAGTTGGCAAAGTTTTTATTTACAAATGTTTCGTAGTCCTGCGCAGTTACTAATCTGAATTGTGAATTATAGATTCTTGGCGCGTTTGTTTTTATTTGTTCAGCAGATTCTTTATCTTGATACTTTGTTGATGGCTCGGTATTAACAAATTGTAAGAATTTTGTTTCATCAGTTTCAAGTAAGTTTAAATTTTTTGAAATAGTATCAGTTAGAATTTGGTTGTATCTTACTGACTCATACAAAAACAACCTATTACCGTCTAATACTCCTATACTTATTTCTCCTTTTGAACCGTCAGTTTGAAGAAAATATATCGCAACTTCATCTCCCTCTTCTAATTTTCTACCGGTAATTCCATTACCGAATTTAATTTCATAACGTTCATTTTCGTTTAAACGCTTTTCAAATACTCTAGCATTTGAATCGTTTAGAAACAGAGACGCAGTTTCATTGTATTTAAAATATTTGCCTGTAGATTTTTCTTTAACATAAACATCTACATTAAAATGATCTATTTTTTGATCTACCTCATTAGCTAGGAAAGTAATAGTAATCTGCTCGTAATCTTCTCCTGCTGCCACATATGTTGGGTATTCTACATAAGATCCTTGATATAATAAGTTGCTTTGATTAAACAAAGACAGCTCTTCATCAGAATTATTATTTTTAATAAAAGTTACATCACCATTAAAACTATACACAATACCATTAATTGTAAAATATGAATATCTTCTTATTGTATAAGTTTCAACTGGTAAATTTTTTAATGCAGTAGCAACAAAACTCAATAATGCGGTTTGATAACCTATTGGCTTATAGTTTAATTCTTTTACAATTTTGTTTATATTTTCATATAAGGTAGCTTGACTAAAAAGAGTTTCTGATGCTGTTCTATTTAAATAAAATAACAATACGTGATAAGCATAGGCAACAATATCAATAACCGCAGACATATTACTACCCTCATAATTTTGATCTGTAAATGTACTGTTTGCATTTAATCGCTCTATAATTAATTGTTTAAGGGAAAGTGCATCAAATGCAGTATAACCATTTTGATTTATTAAGAAATTAGAATCTTGTTTAGTACTCATTGTTAAATAAAGTTAAACCCGTTATTATTTAATACACCGTTTAAATTTAAAGAATCAATTTTAAGTTGAGGCACGCCTATAATAAGATTAATTGTATAGCTATTATCGTCTTCATTGGCAACAATATTAATTTTTTGTAATTTTACTCTAGGTTCAAAAGTATTAATATTGTCTACTATTAAGTCACCTACTGTTTTAGCTGTAGTTTCAGAAACTTGTTCAAATACAAACCCATTTAGACCTATACCAAAATATGGGTTTAATAGTTTCTCCCCTCTATTAGTTAAAAACATATTTCTTATACTGTTTTTTATGGCATTTAAATCGTTATCTACCTTTAAATCAATTACTTCATCTCTTTTAAGAAATTCCGAATTTCTTGTATATGTATATTCAAAATCTAATCTTAAGTCTTGATAATTAACGTCATTTGTATTAATAACGTTTTTTATACTATCGATCTTTATACTCATCTAATATTATTTAGTACAAATTAGTATATACAAAAAAGGTTTTAGAAACATAAATATTAATAATGAAGAAGAAGTTTGACTCTATTTTAGAAACATATCTCGATAAGTTCACTAGAGGCGGCTTTCTATATGGGTCAACAGTTAAAATTAAGGATGATTTCTTTAAATCAGATTTTTTTAAAGATCAAACTCAAGAATATAAGGATGTAGTTAAAAGCTGGGCCGATTCAGATTTATTACTAAGAGTAGCGGGTGTTAAGCCTGTAAGACCAACGACACAGGGCTCAGGTAATGCAGAGATTACAGGAAGCGAATTTGATGTAGATATAACTCAAGAAATTGCTCCAGGTAGATTTTTTGTATATTTAACAGTTCCAGGTGTATACTTAGAGCCTTATGGTAACGGTATTAATTTACCAAAAATACCTGATTCGTTAAAAAGACAAGACAAGGTACAGATTAAACCTGAAGTTGAAAAGCCTGAAGATGAGCAGCAGATTCAACATACAGTAACTTCTGATGACGGTAAAGGCAAATTAATTAAAGGTGATAGAAAATTAGTTAATAAAAATGTTAAGATACCTGCATCACCCGATGTTACAGCCAAATCGCCCGCTGTAACTAGCTATACACATAATTATCTTCCTAAGAGCTAATTGCTTCTTCCAAGCTTAAACAACAGCTATAAAAATTAATTTCCTGGTCAACTACGAAACTACATCTATATAAATGCTCAGCTATTATAATTAATGCTTTTTTATTTTTCTCAAAGTTAAAATTTAAATTTTCATTTGCATAATTAAATAAATCTCTTATAAGCATAACGTAATCCCCTTGAAATTTTTCTTCATTTTCTATCCAAAATTTTCTACATGTATTTGTTCTTTTTTGTTTAATATGGTCGAGAATTTTTATTAAAAATTCATTATTAATTGCAATATTAGGTATAGTAAGAAAACCGTCATTACTAAATTTTTGTATTTCATTTATAATTTTGCGGAAATCAGGGTATAATTTTTTAATTAATATAACTAAATCTTTTTTCTGTGTATCAGAAAGTTTTATGCTCTCAGACTTTAAAATATATAGAAGTCTTTTTGCAATACCTTCAAGTGGTGGTACTAAGTTTATCTCTTGACATCTACTGATAAGTGCTTGTATAATCTTATGCTTGTAATTACATGTTAATACAAAACGCGTATTAAATGCATATTCTTCCATAGTATTTCTTAAAGCTTTTTGCGCTTCTAAACTTATACCATCAACCTCATCTAAAATAACTATCTTTATATTACCGTCTAGACTTTTAGTTTTAGAAAAACTAATAACTTTATTACGTATTGTATCTATACCGTTTTCGTCACTTGCATTAATATACAGATACTGACAATTTAAAATATCGTTAACGATAATTTTAGCAAGAGATGTTTTTCCGATACCCTGAATACCCGCGAGCAATATGTTAGGTATTTCTTTCTTTTCTTTAAAAGAAAGAATTAATTTTTTAGTATCCTCGGTAACAACAATCTCATCAATTGTTTTGGGTCTATATTTTTCAACCCAGAGATTATTAAAATTCATTTACCTGAAGACCCGAAACCCTTCTCACCTCTTTCGGTTTCTTCTATTTTATCAGTAAATGTAGGTAAAAAATTGCCGACTCTACTATACAAAACAAACTGTGCTATTCTATCACCTTTATTAACTTTATATTCTTTGTCAGTAAGATTATACAATTTAATACCAGCGTCACCTCTATAACCTGTATCTATTATGCCAGGGTGCGCAAGTATACCATGCTTGAATCCCAAGCCACTTCTTGACTCTACTTTTATCCAATAATCATGTGGTATGCTAGCGAATTTTAACCCAACATCAACTACAGCAGAGCTTAATGGTGGTATAATCTTATCTTCAACACAAAAAACATCATAACCACTATCTGTAGCGTTATTTTTTCTTGGTAATTGCGCATCCGGATGCGTTTTAAAAAAAGAAAATTGAGTACAATTTAAACAGCTCATACCTTATTATATGTTAACTTTATAGAATTCAAGATAAATAACTTTATGGAACAGCCGAATAATGATGATATTGACAACATTCTTGACGCGTTAAAAGAAAAGAATACAGCATTAAAAAGAGAGATAAGAAAATCTGCAACAAAAGAAAATTTAGAAGAATACGTTATTGAGAGCGCTAGCTCAATAGTTAATGAAGGGGTTGATTTAATAAAAAATTTAGGCGTATTTTTAAATGCCGCACCAGAAGCAAAGGATTTATCCGCGTATGCTGAGCTTATTAATGCAACATCATCTGCAATTGAATCTCTTAATAAAATTTTAGTTCAAAATAAGAAGGGCGAAACATTAAAAGAATTAAAAAAAATGGATCACGAGCAAAAAAGAGAATTAATAGGTGATGCAACAGAAGCTTTAGTTAGTACAAGAGAAGAAATATTTAAAAAATTAATAAAAAATGCCGAGGTTATCGAAATAAATAGCTCACCCGTTAGCTCCGAAACTTTGAGCGGTACCACAAACCAACCCATTTAATAATTCTGTAGTTTGTTGGGTAAGGGTGTCGAGTAATGAATCCGTAGCATTTTTTAACGCGTCTTCACGTGAATCACCTGCAATACCTGGTATATCAAAAAAGGAGCCAAGGTTAAAGGGTGGTATAGGGAAACTAGAGCTAAATAAGTTAGAAATTTGCGAAAAATCTATACCATTAATAGAATTTAATAATGACGTCATGTCAGTGTTACTGTCGGGGGTAAATGTAAGGTTAAAGGGGTTTAGCTTACTTAATTGTGCAAACAAATCAAAATCTTCACTATCAGCATCTGCATTAGATAATGGATCCTTTGCTCCATCAAAAATACTTAAAGCACTACCAATACCTATACAATTAGCTATCTCTTGACCCCAAGCTGGCGATTGATAAGACGGGTAGGGAATAGTATTATCATAATGAGTAAAAGAAACGGGTGCTTGTGCTGCATTTTCGCCTTCTGTTTTAATTTGTGTTGAAGATTGTTGATTTGTAACTTCTGTTGGTTCTTTATCTATATTAGACTCATCTTTTATTTTTTCTTCAACTTTATTGTTAGCTTTTTCTTCTTTGCTTATTGAACTAAAGAATGTTTTAGGATCTAATTCATTTAATCTAGTTACTAAGTTATTTTTGTATAGTTTATCCAATTGTTCTGTTGTTCTATTTTTTAAATTTATTGTAGAGATTTTTTCTGTAGATAAAACTTCATCATTAATTATTCTGTTTTTTAAATAATGTATTTTGTCTGAAAGTAAATCAACTTGCTCGGTAACACGCTCCACGTCTAAGTTAAAAACATATGTATCGACGTTTGAGAGATTAACGTTGGGGTCTTGGTAATTTATAGCTTCATTATCATTAATATTACAATAACGTAATAAAATTTTAATCTCGTTTTTAAATGAAGAAATTAATTTATCTACGACTAATTTCTTTATTTCACTTACTGTTCTAGTAAAATACCCCTCATCTGTTACCAAATTAGTGCCGTGGCATGTTGTTTGAAGTGATGAAGAATCGCGAGGTTGAACTAACGTAATATTGCTTCTGTACATATTGTTGGTTCTAAAGCTAGCGCGTTCAATTATTTGCTTTGTCCATGGAGATAATTTATTTGTAGCGTTGTAAGGTATGTAGGAGGGTGGCGGGG